ATGGCACTTACTGATTTCGGCAAAGCCGTCAGGAAGGCTCGGATAGATACAGGGTTTACATTACTTACTATGGCGCAGCGCCTAGAAACAACCCCTGCTTATCTGAGCGGCTTAGAAACCGGAAGGAAAAACATTTCGTCCAAATGGGTTGAAGCAATCTACGATTTATTCGCAGAGCAAGGTTATTACATTGACGAATTACGAATGCTGGCTGATATTGCAAACGAAACGGTACCTTTACAGGGTCTCCCGCCAGAACAGCAAATGTTGGTTGCGGGATTCGCAAAATCTCAATTCACCCCTGAAGAACTTAAAAAATTCGCATTGCTTTTAGCGGAAATCAATAAAAAATAAACTCAGGGAGCGAGATAATATGTATCATTTGCGCGGCAATAGGGTACGTCCAATGTCCAGTGAGGACATTGCTTCGAAAGCGTTAAACGCTTGTTTCGCTTTAGGTTTTAGTGGGAAATACAAGTATAACCGTATACCCAAACGTCTTGATCTCGCCATCGAGCAATTGTCAGTATTTGGTATAACCCTAAACCCAATTGATGACGATGAATGGTCCCAGGAAACATTTGATTTGACGATCGGACATTGTGACCCTATAACCCTCACAATTAATATTCCGGAGCGCGTTTATCTCATGGCCTGCCAAGGTGAGCGCGACGCCCTAATGATCATATTTCATGAACTTGGGCACCTGCTTCTGCAACATAAAGCACTTCTGCACTTTTCAGCGGTAGATGTAGATCAGTCGGAGGACGCTGAATGGCAAGCGGATCTTTTTGCGGAAACAATGTTAGAAAGATTGGGGTATCAGACAGACCAACTTAGCTTTGATTTTTATGGTAAAGCCCTGTTGACGCAGGGCTTTAGGGGCGAGAAATGTTGACGCATTACTCGGTGTGTATGGAGATATCTCAACCACAACACTGCTTACTTGACATTGGCAGTCTAGCGGTTCTCCCAACCAAGTGCAATCTGTATGAGTTTACAGCTGTGCAAATCCCCAGGAGAACGTTATGGCTAGCACTACTTGCCGTAAATGTGGGAATACCTGCGATGTTATCTTTCGCCGTTCAATCACGGTTGATGGTAAGGTTCGCTATCCGAAAAATGGAAAGGTATTTCCCATCCCTCAATGCGGTTGTACTGAGAAAAAATCAGCTTAACTAAGCTGGCTATCAACCCGGTCTTCAGGCCGGGTTTTTTTATTACCTTTCATCCAGACTTGCGCAGTAGCTCAGCAGCTTCGCGATTGGTTTTTTTGTAATTTTTAGCCATCAGATTATTGGCCGGCTGTCGTCGTGATAATTGGACACCATGAAGGTTACCTTCCCAAGCACCATTAAATCCTCCACAGAAGCCCCCTCCAGCGATTCGCCGTCACGGGTGATGATTGACTGCCCCATCAGCTTGCCTACCGCCCTTTCGCCGTACAGCTCGAAACAGAGCATATCCCCTGACATTGGCTTAGAGCCAGAGTCCATCAGATGAATAACGCCGTCAATTTCAAACATCTTCACGCTGGGCCGCACCTGGCAGATCACATTTAGGTCAATCCGCGTTTCAACGTAGTCCTGTGCCGGTGATGGAAATCCCATATCAGTGGCCCCCGTTGTTAGGATTGAACAGGTGGAACGTCCGGCGCTCCCCCTCTTCAGTCGAGATGTCACGGAAGTTACCCTGATAGTGCTCAATCCACCGGTTAGCCTCGGCCAGGGTGAAATCGTGGTTCACCTTAGTCAGATGCTCAACGAAGTCGAGCGTGGTAACCGTGCGCTTGCCGTTCGGCGCTATCCTGATGCTTGCTCTGAATGCTGTTGCTATGTCGTCTCTGCGTGCCATGAGAACCTCCCTCACAAATAACTGTATGTGCATACAGTAGTATTGATCAATGCAGGCTATCAAGGGGATTTTGAGGTGGGATTGTTAGTGGCTTGAAGGGAAAGGGGATTTAGTTTAGCCCGGAAAATTCCGGGCATGTCTCAAAATTAAATTGTTGATTCAGATGTCTCAGAGTTGCTGAGTTTGCGACGGTACTTTTCAACATTCTTATCAATCAATACATATAATATCAAAGAGCACAGTACTGAAATACATATAATAATTAATGACCACATCCAACTTCCTCGATGATTTGTAATCAAGTAAGCAACAATTGGCCAATGAGTTAAATAAATGGGATAGCTGAGCTCACCTATAAACCTATCCAACCTGCTATTTTTGGTGAAGTCAAAAACAAGTGCAACAGAACAAGCAAACAACGAAAAGCAGATTATATTAATATATGGGTTATTGAAATAATGTTGAACGATCGATATCAAAAATAATATAATCACGCACCCCGACACCGATGCAACCCACCAACTCACATCAAAAGATATTAATTTTTTCCTTAAGGAAAACCAAAGCCAATAAGAAATCATGCCCATAAGAAATAGCCAGAAGGAATTCAATGCGCTCCGGTGATCTAAAGGATGATGGAAGAATAATGCATTCTTAATGGTTATGTATACAATTATGAAAATGGCAAGCAATAATGCGGTAACCCTCCAACTCCTTGCGAACAAAGGGGCAACCAAGTAAAAGCATATCTCCACACCCACAGACCACATATGCTGCATATGTGCTGCGTTTGTCAGGGGTTGGATGTTCAAGGATTGCGCTTGCTGATTAAGAAAAACCAGGTGGTCAGTGCTGTCGATACCAAACCACCACAGTATCTGCGAAAAAAGCATTGATATTGATGAAAAGTAGACCAACATCGCTCCCCAAAAATTTCTGTAAATACTCGGGTCTATTGGTGCCACAAAAATCACGACTAAAATGAATACGGAGATGTAACTTGGCCATAACCGAAGAATTCTCGCAAGATAGAACCCCGATGTATTACCGACATATTTTTCGTTTAATACTAGCGCCATATAGAACCCAGATATTATAAAGAAGGCCATTACTGCAAGGTGGCCTTCTATGCCTGGGGCTCTGATTCCATTGTGAGACACGACAACTGATATTGCGAGTAAGAAACGAATTAATCCCATGACATCGCTCATTTCAAAAAAGTTAACTTAATTCTACAGTCATTATAAAAATGAGCGAGAAAGTTATAAGAACTTCACTATTATCCGTTATAATATCACAAACCTGCCATTAACTCACTATGAAATTATTCAATTTTTCTCATGAAATCAATCACTCTATCGTCATCATCATCAATATATCCTAGATTCGAATAGTTTTCATCTGATTGCTCAGATGAAAACATAGCTATTATCTCTGTTTCAGTTGAATCTTTAAATTGAACGAATTTCATAACACCACCATTTTTTAGAATTCGTACCCAGAACAGTAAATAGTAAATTGATATGCCGTTGGGCCATTTATCGAGGTGTAATAATAGATTGTTTGAGCTGTGATCATTTGAATAGGTATTGCAGCTGAGTCATATGATACTGCTGATTGGCCTGTTCCAACGTATATCCCCCCTGCCGTTCTTCCTATGCCGTTGGCATCCGCAGATAATGCAAACCCTATTGACCCAGTTCCTGCAGATGCCCTTGATCGGACATAAATGAAGCAATTTCTTGCATTCCGTGGTACTGCAGATGAGATGTTAAGTGCCGTAGCTGTGCTTGGTGTGGACGTTGAATCAAGCAACGTAATTTGATTAGTGCGAATGGCCCTTTGGAACTGATATCCTGGGATAAGATTCCTGTTTCCATCAGTTCCCCACACCGAAACTAAAGCAGATGCAGTGAAGCCCGAAGGCATATTTGGGCCGCTGTAAACTTCCGGTGCAATTGCAGATGTTGCATCCACGCCCAGCAGAGCTACATTGGCGTTAGTTGGGTTATAGATGACGTAAACAGCAAGAAATCCGGTGACTGGTGCACTACCTGTGGCCATCCCACCCACGCCGACTGTTGTTAAAGTGATACGCGCATTAACACTTTTAAGCCGAAACTGACTCCCCCCCAGCGCGGTGTTAACGATTAGCTCATCCGCATAGAAGTCAGCAACAGTTGATGCCGTAGCAACTGTCATTCTTGCGTTGCGCGACTGTCCAACAATACCTGGATAATTAACAGGTTGTTTAAATAGCAAATTTAATGCTGCAAGAAGTTGATTATTTTTGCCTTTATCAAGAGTTACACCAGCCCCTTCTATTACATAAGCGATTTCTTCCTGAAGAGAATCAAAAAAGTTTTCATCCAATGCGGTTGGCAACTCACCGGTCTGAGGGTTACCACCAGTAAACCCATTTTTACCTGCGCCAAATTTATCTACCTGTGCAGTTGGGGTATCAATACGATGCATATTTACTCCGGATATCTGAAAATAACGTAGGTATGTGATGGAGATAATTTTTCAAGCACGCACTCCGCTACCGTGTCTCCCCAGGTTCGTAGACTATCGGTACAGTTGCTGATCGCAGTCATCGAGTTAATTTGCGTTGAGGACGGCATATTCACTTGCCAGTAATAACGCCAGTCATCTGTATATAACGACTCGTTACAGACAGAATTGCAGGTAAACTGGCTATTGTTGTAACGTGTGATTGTCGCATCCGCGTAGCCCAGCGCTTCAAGTTGAGCCAGATAAAATGCTTCATTGATGCCACCGGGAAGATTTAATTTTGCATCCAGTCGCTGCCGCCGCTGCTGAAGGGTCTGCACACCTGCGGGAGCACAGCTATCAGGCAGACCGCTGATAACCTCATAACGGTCAATCAACTCAGTTACTGAGCGTGGATCAGCTTCCAGCATTAATGCATCGCCACGTGCATGAACCCACGCAAGGGAAGGCGCTAATCCTGTAAGTGTTAGATCGCCGGGGTCCCAGGCAGGTCCTCGCGGTAGGAGCGCGCCAAGCATCTGCCGATACTGTCCGGTTAAGTCCATGATATTGCCCCCACCACACCGACCTCACCCCTTGCCATCAATGTATCTGCGGAAGGGCTGACAAGTGTGTGACTGTATTCGCCGGTTGCGATGCTGATAGCCTCACTTATACGGGATGGCTTGAGAACTCCCTCTGGTACACCATCACGCAGCATCATTGAGCGAAGCTCTGCCTCTACGGCATAGCGCACCTCTGAGGTATCCGGGTTTAACCGAATCTGAAAATCAACGATATGTGGTGTTGGCGCAAACACATAAATATCCGCACCGGCCACGGGTGCCAGCGGTTCAATGTAGGTCTTAACGGCGGAAACGGTTGCGGCGTCAGGGATCGGATAAATCAGGTCGCTGTTTGCCACCATCACGCCCACCGTCCCCCGCCCGCTCCAGTGCCGGTATGTCCAGGCGCGGGTAATGCCTGCCACCTCTTTGGCCCACACCTCGTAATCACCGTCCGCACCACCCTGCGGCGTCCAGTACCATCGTTCAATAACGCGCGCGCGCCAGACTTCTAAATCTTCGACGTCAGCGCCGCCCTGTATGCTGTCAGCCACGCCCGCAGAGGTCAGACCGGTAACAGGACTGACAAGCCGCATAGCTAGCCCGTCATCCGTATTGCCAGCTTTGCCAGCCGTATTGCAGATAACCGGCACACGCAGAACGCCACCCGCCGATGTAGCTTTTGCAGTCGTGGTGAACGAAGTCAGATCGTCACGCTGAATTATCACTCCGGCAGGAATGGGGATGCCGTCCGTAGCAACGTCCCACCTTGCAAATCCTCCTGCAAATGTCGCAGCCTTACGGGGACAACGCTTCATATTTGCGTGTCGGGACAGCCAGTCTTCATCTGCCAGATCAGGCAGAAGGTTACGGGCCAGATAATCAATGTAGCCATACACGGTATGTACCGCGGCGGCCTGCACTCGTCCATAAACTTCAGCATCAGTGCGACGCAGTAATGCCAGAGTCGAGTCAGATGCCAGTCGGGTGAGAATGTCATTGCGGATAGTGGTAATTAACTGAGGGAGTGTCGGGCGGGTAAATCCACTGTCAGCCATTGAGTTCACTCCATAAATCATTAAAGGAAAATGCCGTGCGGTTGCCGTCTTTCTGGCTGATTACCACTGAGGCGCTTAGCGTTTTAATCCCGGTTCGCTCAGCCGTCACATCCACCCGCGCCGCTACGCCGTCATCCACCAGCCACTGCAAGGCCTGGCTGATATATTCGCGGGCTTTCAGTGGGGTTTTGTTGGTAAGTTTCTGGCGACTGAGAAGATAAAGGCGCGATCCAATGCGGTCGTTCTGGATGGTCGGGAAGCTGTCGCCCCACCAGCCGTTATCCTGCTCGGGATTATCGTCTGGCTCAGCCTTTCGCCAGGAGTACAAAGAAATAATTACCGCGCGAGCCAGAGGATCGGGCGGCCACGTTACGTCTCGCTGGACGCCGTTGATAACAATAATCATGCCGCCTCCATTTTCTGCGTTGTCGCATCGGTAGTCCCGCCGCCATCGCCGTTCTCTTTATGCGTGTGCCCGTTATATGAAATGCGCATATCGGACATGGTCACGCCGGAAGAATCACACCTGTCTTTGATCTCACCGGTCGCCTCGATGTCCATTTCAAATCGGGCTTTCGGCGCGTTGGTAAAGGTAATCGGCTTGCCTGCGCCATCGACGACTATCCCTGCGCGGGTCAGCGTGACTGACTGGCCCTGATCGTCATAAACCGCCACTTCGCCGGATGCCAGCCCTTTGATACGGTAGCGCCGGTCAGATACAACCAGCACCACGCCGTGAGAGCGATCCCCGTCGAAATAGGCGGCCACAGCTTCAGCACCCGTATGCGGTGCGGCGGTAAAACCGTACGGCTCCATGTGCTCGATGTCGCTTTTACCCTCACCTCCGGCCATCTCAATCTGAAGCATCTGGCATTTGGTCGCCGTGTTAAGTCCGCGCACCACGGCGCGGGCCAGAAGATTTGAAAGCCCCCGGCTCATGCCGGAAAAAGGATTAGCCATCAGAAGTCATCCTCATCTTTCTTGTTCTTCTTACGTTTGCCGGGCTTCTCCGGTTCAGGTAGATAAGCATCCGGCGGACCGACGCGGATTTCGGTCACGGTGCCGTTTTCATCCTGCTGATAGGTCACCTCAGCGATCACCATCTGCCGGTTGTTAAAGCCAAGAACGGGGTCAAAGACGATAACCTGCAAGTTGGGCTGCCACAGAGAGCCGTCCCCCTGTCGCCAGCCCTGCACGGTGTATGTCACCTCATCGGTACGCGCAGCACGCTGGCGCATCTCAAATTCCGCGCGAGCGCTACAGGTTGCCGTAGTGGCATTGCCAGTCTGGCGGATAATCATCGGACGGTAGCGCTTAAGTCCGCCATCGATGGTCTTAGAGCGAATGGCCGTTGTCGTGGCCTCGCCAAAGTCTTCGTCATTACCTTTGCGCTGACCAGAAACCTGATAGTCGCTGAAACGATCGCGAATGCTTTTTTCGGTGTCGCACGAAAGAACGTTTTCACCAAGCACCAGCGCGGTGTGAGCCTGCTGACTACCGATGCCGCCAATAACCAGATTTCCCTCAGCGTTGTCATAAGCCAGCGCCTGCTGCAGACCGAGCATTTTATTCAGCACGTCCATGACCGTTTCGCCCTGGTCAGCCTGAATGCCCTGCAGTGCGCCTGACGCACCGCCAGCATCAACTACGGTGATGCTGAACGGCTTTGCCAGCTCAGAGGCCACCTGCGCCAGTGACCGCCCGGCATACTGTGACGGCGTGGCAGAGCAGTCGATGAGGTCAGCCGTTTTACTGCGCCCGGAAATCCCCACACTGATGCTGCGCGCGTCATACCGTACCGGCGTCGCCTCAACGTAGCCGGTCAGCACTTTGTCGGTACCTATCAGGACCTCAACAAGGTCACCGTTTTTAATCCGGCTACTGCGGTTTGCCTGGTCGGTGTCGCCGGGCCAGCTGCGGGTAATCTCAACCGTGAAGTCGCGGGCGATACGCTCTATGCCAGCGGCAATCCTGACCGATGTCCAGCCGCCCCACTCCTGACCGTTAACGCGAAGAATCACAGTGTTGTTCATCGTACCGGCACCCTCAGTAACTGTACCGGCACGAAGCCGGGATGGCGTATGCCGTTCCGCGCCGTTATGTCACCGGAACGCGAGGCTGAGTCGTACCAGTCGCTGGCCAGTACCAGTGCTGGCATCACCTGCGAAGGCGTTCGTTCAGTCATGCGCTCGACCTGTTCCAGGCGGGCAGAGATATCACGGTTAACGTCAGTTCGTACCGTGATCAGCGCCTGATAGAGCCCATCATCTGAGACGCGCTCCATCTCACGATCAATGGCCGCGTTGAGGCTGTCTCGCACCTGCGCAAGGTCATCCCATGAAATAACAGTGTTGTTATCAAGAGAGGTGGTTACGCCGGAAGAGGCCGAAACTGTGGCTGTCGCTGTGGTGTCCGAATCTGAAACCGCGTTGCCTGAATCAGAACGTATATTGCTGACGGCAGGATGCGATACTGTGACCGGCTGCTGCGGGTCCTGCTGCCGCGTGACAGTCCGGTTTGTTGGCTGTGGCAGATTTGTCACCGCATAGGCCGCTTCACTGATAGCAGTAGTTCTGACGGCCTGAGCCACATAATTACGCTGTGTGGACTGCGCCTGAGTGGTTTTACTGTCAGTTTTCCATACGCCGCGCGGAGCCAATCCACTGTCAAGCGTGACGCCTGTTAACCCTCTGATCATCGACATCAGATCCGAAGCATTGCCTGAGAGTTTTGAACCAGCGCGCCACATGGTCTGCAGCCTGTTTACAAAATTCATTCCACTTGACGGCGGCTGAAGCAGTACGGACAGATCGCCCTGCATGAGTCGTGAGGCGGCACTTACACCTGAGTCGACATACTGAAAGGCATCGGTAACGTTATTGAACATGTTCGTCGCATCATCCAGAACGCCACTTTGCAAAAAGTCAGGCAAGCCATCCATTCCGAACGCGCTGAAAGCAGACGATATCGCATCATCCAGGAATGAAACGGATGAGGACAATTTCTGGCCCGTTGCCAGCCCTGCCGTAGGAAAAGACAGCTCGCCGGACTCAACGAAGCTGAAGCTGACGCGACACATGCGCCCTTCGCTCTGCGAATGACTGACACGCACAGCATCGTCCACAACCACGTTCATTTCACCGTAGTAGGGATGAATCAGCGTGCACGCCCCCGGCTTTTCAATGGCTTCAATCAACCGGTTACGCTGCTCAAAGAAGTCATCACCTATCAGATAGGCCTGAACGCTGAAGCGACGCGTTGCCCTGCCTAAATCTTCCGCCCACGGTTTATCGCGATTGGGGTACTCATGAACCTGCACCCGGCGGCCAAATGTGGCCTCATCTTCTTCTACCTTAAACGCGATGCCCCGCAGCGAGGCATCCTGCAGATTATCTTTCCAGCTCATGCAATCTCCGGGCAATAAAAAACCCGCCGGTGCGGGTTACTGGTTTGAGAAGCGGTTATAGCCGACATCAAAGTTAAGCCAGGGTAGTGAATTACCAGCTGGCGCAACGCGCATTCCGGGAGGAGCATTTTCAAAAGAAACTTTCAGTTCCCCCTGCTGCCCCTTTTGAGACTGCAAAAGGGGTTTACTTGTATCTGCACTCTGGTCCATGCCAAGCAGTTCTTTAAGTCTTGGGATAAAGCCCTGATAGCCGCGATCTGAGTCAGCCTGCTTTCCTTTGTTAACCAGGAGCGTTCCTATATCCGTGTTCTGTTTTGCGGCTTCATCATGCAGATTATTGACGCGCTTCATGAGATCGAACAGCACGGAAATCGTGACGGTTATCACCCCCATGTTCGCAATGCCTTTCAGGTTTTTGGACAGTTTCCCCGCTTCGGTATTAGCACCGCCAAATCCTTTTACCATCGACGCCAGCCAGGCACCTGCAGTGAAAAAAGCCACGCCTTTTAATACGTTCTCCCATCCTCCAAGAGCCTGCGCGACGCCATCGATATTCTCCCAAACCTTTTTGACGACAGGGCCAGCTTGATCCCAGTTACTGACGATAAGGCTGCCAGCCAAGACCACCAGAGCGAGAAGTTTACCCATAGTGGTCATTTTCATAACTGAGTCGAAGGTTTTGAACGCTTTGGTAGCAACACCAAAGGCCGAGGCCGTGCCAAGCAAAGTAACGCCGAATTTGAATGCCCCCTTTACCATTTCGGGGTTGGTCTTCACGAACTGCCTGAACCGTTCAATCAACGGCTGCACTTTGGCGCTAAGTTTCACAATAGTTGGCAGGAACATATCGCCAATGGTAATGCTGGCTGCAGTGAACTGATTCTTCAGTAATTGAACGGAGTTGGACGTTGTAGCTGCACGCGATTCATATTCCTTCTGCATTGATGCGCCATATTGCTGCGCATCGGAAACACGACCAAAATTCTTTCTCAGCAGGTCAAGGTTGGTCAGCAATGGCGCAATTGCGCCTAAAGACTCCTTCCCGAAAAGAGCATTCATCACCGCTGCTTGTTTTTCTTTTGGCACTTTAGCGAGCGAATCCAGGACTTTAAGCATCGCTTTTTTCGAGTCTTTCTGCATATCAGCAGCCAGCTGTGCAGGATCGATTTTGATAAACTTCAGGGCTTTCTTCTGTGAGGATGTGGCTGATTTACCAGAGGTCAGGGAAAGCATGAAGTTCTTAATGCCCGTGGCGGCGATTTCAGACTCCACTCCCATTCCGGCAATCGTTGCACCCATTGCGGCTATCTCACCAGAGGCAACACCTGCAACTCCACCAAGTGGGCCGATCCGCGTCACTATCTCAGAGATTTTCCCGGCACTCGCCGGGCCGGTATTGCCGAGGTAGTTGATTTTATCCGCAAGCCCGACAACGTCTTTCTGCGTCATTTTGAATGCGGTGCGCCACTGAGCCATCATCTGGCCTGACTCTTCAGCAGTCTGATCAAATGCAACGCCCATTTTTACAGCATCACTGGCGAACTGTTGCAGGTCTTCCCTGGCTATTCCCGCCTGACCACCAGCAGCAACGATCTGGGCAATCCCGTTCGCCGCCATTGGAAGCCGGGTCGAAAGCTTAAGCACATCCTCGCCCATCTCCTTAAACTGGGCTGGAGTGTCGAAATTAACGACTTTACGAACGTCGGCCATGGATGATTCAAATTCCATAGCCTGATTAATTGGAATTACGAATGCCGACGCGATTGCTGTTCCCATGGCGGCCGCGTTCACCATTATGTTTTTTGCGTCTTTCTGGAAACCCTTAAGGTTCTTGCTCATACCCTTAAGTGGACCCGACAACTGATCCACCGCAGTGATAATCGCTTTAAGCTGGAAACTATCCGCCACGGTTCATTTCCTCATTAATGCGGATTGCCTCCGCTTCCATTTCAAGAAAGCGGGGCAATCCAGTTTGTTTTAGTTCAAGAGGGTTTATTCGCCAGAAATGGGCGGTGTTGTAGAGGCGTTTTCTGAGGTTTCCGCCGCTTCCGACCCCGTAAAAAAACCTACGATCGTCATAGAGGCCATGAAGATATCTTTCAACGCCATTTTGCTTGCTGATGAACGTGGAATACCGGCCAGTACCGGGATGTATTTGAGGCATGCACGTGTATCAAGTTTCATCTCACCGTTCTCGGTGTAGTTGAACGGTATGCCCATCTGCTCTACTTCATCATAGGTTGGCTCGCGAAACTCCAACACATGAAGCATCTCGCCATGCGCCTGCACAGGTTTTGTCAGCTGAAACTCACTCACTGGTAAAATCCTTCTGAGCCGTGGAATTCGAGGTCTACCGTACCCTCTTCCGCATTGTGGTTGGCTTCACCGAACTGGAAAGCTTCTGACAGCACGTAAACCATGCCGTTAGCCAGTTCGGCGGTGATAGTCATCTGATCAGAGTCCATCAGCTTAGTGACCGGAAACGCCTTCGGCACCTTGAAGGTGCCCTTAACGTAAGGGGCCCGGTGCGTCTCTTTATAATCCACGTCACCGGCAAGGCCGATAACGTCATCACGCACTTTGGTGTTCATCGGCACCTCAATGCCACCGGTCAGCGACAGCTGCTGGCCGTCCACCTTGACGTATGCTGTACCCGCAATCTTTGTCATTACGCGGTCTCCTCGCTGTATTGCAGACGGAACTGATTAAGCAGCGCAAAGACGCGCAGTTGGTTGACGTAATCCGGCGGGAAAAGCACGTCTACGCGAGTCGGGTCGCTGACGTTACGCTCTACCACCAGGTGCTGCTTGAAGAGATCGAAGTTCTCCACGATCCCCGCACGCTCCATGGTGCGATAGCTGGCGCACATCTCACCCTTCAGCACGGCAGGCGTTACGATGGCCTGCCCCGGTCCGAAGCGCGTGCCGTCATTCGCCAGCTTGTGGCGAGGGTACTTACTGGTAATGATGCTTTTCAATTGACGAATAACGTAGGCACTGGTGTGCAGCGTTTCGCTGTCCAGGTAGCTGTTATCCGCCACGCCATAGGCGTTTGTCTGATAGGTGGTAATGTCGCGCTGGATGCGCAGCACCCCACTCTCAGCATAGGCCGTGGCAATTCCATGCTTCAGCAGCGACTGCTGCTCGGTCAGGGTGAAGCGGCTTCCTGCCGGTGCCGGTAATGCGCCGGTAAGCTCGCCGGTCTGAGTCGGGCGTGCCGGATCAACGCGGATAAATACCGCATTACGGGCGGTGCGTAGCGCGACCAGTTCATCCACCGCCGTCTGAACAGCTGGTTCATAACCGGCTGCGGAAATGTGTTGGTTGTTCATCGTGTCGCCATATGCAACCAGCTCTGACAGCGTGCCGATCTTCGCGGTGTAGACGTGGCCATAAAGCTGGCGCGCATAACCCCAGCGACCGGAAGAATCGTTCATCTCAAGCGCCAGCGTCGCAAGCGAGGCAGAATCACTGAACGGCGTGCCGATAAAGTCAAACGGTTCATCTCCCATTGCGGCCACAGTCGTAGCCAGTGAGGGTGAGCCAGTACCGCCCGCCATAGCGACGATGGCAACGTTAACGCCATCGGGTGTGTTTTCGCTGCCTACAGTGCCGTAATAGTTGAGGGCAAGCGGGATATCGTTTCCGGTAAGCCCCTTGTGCCGAGCGGTCAGCGTCACCACGCCAGCAGCTGCAGCGGCGGTCACCGGCAGGTCGGCGTTCGCGTTAACAGCGGCGGCAAGCGCAGCCGCCACAGCTACCGGAGCATCGCCGGTCACCACGGCTGCCTGTACGCGCACTGCCCCGATATACAGGCTCAGCGTGCCGGATGCCTGTGCGTTACCTGTCAGCGTCACGGTGCCTTTGGCAGTTTCGCCATCCGGTTCGGTCACCGCAATGACCCACAGCTCACCAAACGGATCGACAGCGCGATACCGCGCCACCATTCGGGCCAGCTGGCTGCCACGGCCTGCAACCTTACCCGCCAGCGCGGCAGACGGCATGATGGTGAGTTTGTTTTTAGCAATGGTGCTGTCAGATAAGGCGAGGCCAATCAGCAGCGACGGGCCACTGCTCTGCGTGGTATTCGCTTCGCTGTTGTCCATCTCCGCCCAGAACAGCGGCACGCGGAGGTCTGACGGAATAGTGGGGAACGAGACTGACATTATTCACCGCCCTTTTTCTTGGTGTCAGCGCCGGTCTTTTGTTCTTCCGCGCTGACTTCTTCGACATCACCATCCGCAATGCGGCGGTGCCAGTAGCTGCTCTCTTCGACGTTCCGGCCTTCTGAGGGCAGCAGATCGCCCCGGACAGGGTCTGGAACAGACCGCCCGCGCTTGGGTTTGATTTGCATGGTTTACTCGCTGAGGTTGATTTTGGTGTGGTGTTCGATGATGCCGTCAGGGCCATTGCCCGGATCGATGTAGTCAATGTCGATTTCGACCGTTTTCAGCTCATCAAGAGCGTCAAGGTCATCTTGCTGGCGAGTGTCCTCCTCAGTGATTTCCCGCGACAGCATGAATTCGAACTGGTAGTAAAGACGGCCCCGGTCCATATCCAGAAGCTGCCCGCCGGAATAGGCTACCGGGCCAGCATCGGCGTCCGGCTCCCAGCCCAACAGAGCCTTCCAGATTTGCTGCCGGACATCATGCACGGCGTCGTATCCTGCGGCCTGACCACGCTCGTCGCGTGTATTATCCAGCACCACGACAACCGCGAAGCCTTCAGTCACGTTCTGCCAGTAGTCGGTCAGGGATTTCTGCTCTGCAGTCACGTCTTCTGTCGGCACAACATACGCCGCCGGCAGACGCATCTTTCCAGTTTCGGAGATAGACTTGAATTCAGCCGCCCCGGCTACGTTGCCCGCAAAAATCGGACATCGCGCCCGGAGTGCGGCGATCACCAGTGATAGCTTCATTTCTTTTTCCTTTCAGGACGCAGTGAAGTGCGCAGGGCGCGGCTCAGCACATAACGCGTCCAGGCTTTACGCGCCTCAAGTACATCTGCCATGTAGTTTTTACGAGGGGCTACTCGCCAGCCGCCACCACCAGACTTGCCTTTGTGGTGGCTTTTTTTGCGTTTTGCGCCTCGTCGTACCCCGTAAAACAGAAAGGCAGGATAGAAGTCACCTTCAATCAGCCTGTTACCCTCTCCTCTCTTCTGGTTCGGAGCAATTCGGACCATCAGTCCGGGTCTGTTCTTTGATGCACGGGGAACGTAATAACCGATCGAACGCGCCAACCTACCGCTCCGAAAGCCGGGATTTTCTCCCGGTGCAGAACGTCCACGGCGCATTACCATTCTGCGGGCATCACGCATATGCACCTGGCCGATTTTGACAAACGCCTTACGCATCTTGCCGCGATTAAAAACAAGTTCTTTTGGCTGTTCAAAATCAACGTGCAATAGCGGCTTAGCCATACATCTCTCCGGCGCGCTCTATTGCGCCCAGCTCCTCGCATTCCAGCAGCAGGTAACGACCGGCTGAGTTGAGGTCGCGCAGGCGCTTAATGCGGTAGACGTTCTCGCTATAAACAACTTCGAAATCGGAGGTGATCCCTTTCCGAAAGCGGATCGTCATGTAGTGGGTAATGGCGTCATCGGCCTGGACTGATTCGTGGTAGGTGGTTGCTCCCACCTGCCTGACCTTGGCCCACACGTCCTTTTCATTTTGATAAACGGATTCAGTGCCATAGTCCGCCGCTGCCTGGTCGATTCGCTGTCGCAAGTGGATGCGCTTATTGAGTTCACCGGGATCAGGAAGCGTGAAAACAGCACTGGTATTTGAAGAGCGTCGCTGCATGCTAATACCCCGATACCGGCAGACGCCGAGAATAGAGCAGGAACTCAAACGCCTGCGGCGTCTCCGACATTTCCAGCTCTGATACTGAACTGCGATGCTCATACCAGTGACTAACAAGCATCAGCAGGGCAAGCCGGATATCTTCGGTAATCACCATGCCATCGGTATCAAGCGGTGCAATGTCCGACACCGTTTTATAAAGATTACGGTTAAGGTAAGTCACCGCTTTCGCCTCGGCGGCCAGCCCCAGCAACTCAAGCAGCCGGTCTTCTTCCGTAAAATCGCTCTCCAGTCGGCATTGCTGTTTAATTTCTTCGAGCGTCAGCAGCATAGTTTTCAGCCTTTTTTGTTTTTACCTTTTGCTGGCTCTGGCTCTGGCTCTGGCTCTGGCTCTGGCTCTGGCTCTGGCTCTGGCTCTGGCTCTGGCTCTGGCTCTGGCAGAGCAGCAATATTCTTTTCAAACATTTCTGCATAGCCTTTTTTTATCAGCTCACGGCCATGTTGCTCGGTGGTCTCGATGGAGTTGCCTTCGGCAACGACCGTTCCACCGAAGTAGTTCGGTTTAATAAGAAGAAGTTTGATATGTGACTCCCGAAAAGGCGGCCCGGTGGCCGCCGTTGCTGTTACGCAGCTGCAGCAGGTGCGGTGAAGGAACCATAAACGAACGCTTCAGGGCGTTTAACGGCCAGCGCCAGACGCTCTTCGCAACGGATTGAGATCATGTTTTTCTCAAAGTCGTCGGCGTTTTCGGTGGAAATAACAACGTTGGCATCTTCGCGGTCGAAAATCTGCGCACCGGCATTGAATGCGCCGGTAAGGAATTTACCCTGGAACGCAGCCGCTTCGGTGGCCACAACCGGCAGCCCCCACAGCGTAGGACCAGTCAGCGCTGCCGGGTTCGCAAGGATGTAGCGGCCCAGAGAATCCTTGGTCAGCTCGATCTTCGCCCAGTCCATGAAGTGAAGAACATGACCAGACGCAGGGAAACGTGCCAGTTGCGCCTGCAGCATTGCCAGTCGCAGATCATCAATACCGGTCTGGTTCGCCACATCGAAGGCGGCAGCGTATGGAGATGCCTGCGGGACGATACCGTTCAGGTGGGTACCGGTGCCGTCACCGAAAAGAATTTCCTGCTCTTCAACGTACTTCAGGCCGTAGCGCAGTTCAGCGTCAATTGTCGACTGCAGCTGCGGCATATCGTCAAGAATCTGTTTTGCGGCTTTGAACAGGTGCGCAATTGTGCGGACTGGTGTGATTTTTTCCGCAAAGGTGATGCCGCTGTAAGGTTTGGTTGTGTTCTCAGCGACGGTCGCTGCATTATTGGTGAAGCCGGTCTGTTGAACCCAGTAGATGGTATTGGACTCAGTGCGACCTGGCGCGATCAGATCTCGGATAAAGAGGCGCTGTTTTGGCTGTTGATCGATGCCAGGCAGTCGGTCGGGCGCAACGATTTGGCCTGGCACGTTGACGGACAGCAATGCGGCCTTAACCGGAATGCTCAGGCGCTTGTTACCTTCAATGCTCGCCGAAAATGCTTTAAGCGCTTCGGAAGAAATGACCTGTCCACCCACGGTTTCGACAACGCCTTTTGCATTTGCCAGCGGCATCTGCGCAATGTGCTGCTCCAGATCACCCAGCGCTGCCTTCAGAGTTTTTTCTGCTTCACGCATGGCGTTAAGTTCACTCGCCATCTTATCCACAGCCGCTTTAGTTTCTGTTGAAAGCGAGCCTGATTTTTTCGCCTCAGTCAGTGCTTCCTCAGCCTTGGCGTTAAACTTGCCGCTGGCTTCATTGATGCTGGCGGTAACTTGCTTCAGTACTTCATTTACTTCAGACATTGATAATCCTTATTTGCCGAACGCGGCCAGCGCGTTTTTAAGTTGAGCAATATTTTCAGGGTTGATTTCGTCGGTAGCGCCCGGCATACCTTCAGAGGTGGCAGCAGCGCCTGGCTTGCCGCCGGTTAATGCTTTAAGAAGTTTTCGCCGCTCAGAGCGTGGCATGTCGGTTTTTGCCAGCGTCGCGTCCAGCTTGCGCAGAGCGGCAGCAGGACTGTCGTCCCCGTCAGCGATCTCATCTGCCGCCAGTAGGCGATCTGCGAAACCTTTTTCAACCGCATCACTGCCGCCGATATACGTTTCCGCATTCATCATCGCCTCAATACTTTCGGTGCTCAGGCCAGTTCGGGCGCCGTAAATATCGTTCATCGCCTTATCAAATGGCTCCATGTCAGCAGCCACCTGTGCCAGGTCGTGACGATTGCCCATCGCATACACCCAGCAGTTGTGGATCATCAGGAAGGCACCGCGGCCGACCTGCACCTCATCACCAGCCATCGCGATAATTGACGCTGCGGAAGCCGCGAGGCCCAACACCTTGACGGTGACCTTCCCTTCGTACTCACGCAGCAGGTTATAAATCGCCAGGCCTTCAAACATATCGCCCCCTGGTGAGTTGATATTCACGGTTACGTCAGCACCGCCTAATGAGCGAAGCGCGGCCGCGATACGGCTGGCGGTAACGCCGTCGCCATACCAGTCAGCTCCAATGACGTCGAATACTGAAATACTGTTGTCATCACTCTTTGCGGCTTTAATACCGCCATTCCAGCGCTCCATTGCAGAGGACGGCAGATCGCGATTTTCGCGCGCAAAAGGCCGCCCCTCCGGCGCTGCCGGAAGACTTTTTACTGTCATTGGGGTTGCTCCTAAGCCGCCTGTTTAAGCGGTGATTGTTCGAAAGGAATATCAGGGAAAACGGCATTGTGAACTTCTCGCAACAGCGTAGCCCTTGCGGCGGTGTTGTTTTTACGTAAGTCCTCAAGCGGCGTCAGGTTCAGCTGCACGGTGTAGATATCACCGCCTTCAATTGGCGGCAGGTTTTCCAGGCGGCGCACGTCATTGCGTGACATCCATCCATTCTGCAGCGCCGTAGTGTAGTAAGCTGATCGTCCGGCGCTGTCGGCACGCAGCAGCCCCTCAACCGAGAACTCTGCGAATAGATCTTCATCACCGTTTAGCAGGCAGCGTGAAATCTCCTGCTCAATGTTCACAAGCATCGGGCGCAGCGTATTGGTCAGGAACAGCAGGTTCATGCCCTCAACACTTGACGCCCAACTGCTCTGCTTATCAACGTGCCCAACCATGAATGGCGGTACGCGGAACCAGCGGCAGATTTCCTCAATGCTGAAAGAACGTGACTCAAGCATCTGGGCGTCTTCAGGATTAAGGGTGATGCCCTGATAGGACATGTCGCCCTCCAGCACCATCACCTTTCCGGCGTTTTTAGAGCCGACGAACCTGTTTAGGTTCTCGCGATTTTTCTGACGCTGTTCTTTGGTCAGCAGGTTCTTTGACAGAAAGAAGCCTGATGTCTGAATACCGTTTTCAAAAATTTTTGCGGCTGATTCTTCGACCGCCATCGCTGCGCCAAACACGTCACGCCCGGTGCGCATCGGCATCATTCCGCAGACGCCATCAAGACCAAAGCCCCTTATGTGCATCATATTTTTAACCGGGACAATGCGCGGCATGCCCTTCTCCGTATAGGTGTACTGTAGTTCGCCGCTGTCCAGCCGTTCCACCTTCATGCATTGAGGAAGCAGCGGAACAAGAGAGACCAGCTTGAGGCCGATCATCTTTTTCTCTACGTAGGCATTACCCCGTAGACAGATACTGGCAACTACCATCAGCATGAAGCGCGACGGCGTCATTTCGCTGTTCGGACGGCGGCAAAGTAACTGATAGGCCGGGTGATTAAGCGCTAGTTTGCGAGAGCCATCTGCCGCCCGCTCGTATACCTTCATCGGCAGGGTAGAAACTGACTCACTCAACAGGCGCACACAGGCCCAGACAGAGGCCAGCGCCAGCGCTTTCTCTGCTGTTACGACTTTACCGCTGCTACTTGTGCCGTACCATTCTTGCCAGAACGCGGCATCATTAAGTCCAATCGATTCACCGAGCCAGTTAACGATCGCGCTCTTGATGCGACCCGGCTGTTTTTTTTCCTTCATCAGATACCTACCATGATCGGGTCATCAAAAAAGTCATCAGGATCACCGCTGTCCACCAGCACGGCGTCCTCCGCTGCACCGATTGCCATAGCGGCAGCCACCACGCCGTCGATACGACCGGTGCTTTTCTTTTTGGCAAATATTCGGTTGTCCTTCTGATCAGCCTCAAGCACAGCTGATGCAGCGTTCCATCGCAGGCAGGGATTAGGCCGGATAACGAGCACCCGGTTATTTAGATGTTCCTCAAACAGCTCAATAGATCGCGGCATCCACAGGCCGGACTCCTGCGCCTTATAAAAGCCCTGACCGTGCGGAACGAGGTCAACGCTCACAGACTCGCTTTCGAGTTCGGGTTCCAGATATTTAATGCGGTACTGGTCAAACGCGATGCACTTAATATCGTATCTGGCCGCCAGCTCACCTATTCGCACTGCCACAAAACCGTAATTGACCGCCTTACCTGGTGGCGCATGAATAAATCCGTTACGCAGCCAGGCATCGTATGGCACGTGGTCAGTCTTGGCGCGCTCAAGCAATGAATCTTTGGGCGTCCAGAACTCAACCAGAAGTTTTTTTGTTTTGGGGAAGTACAGCGCCAGCGCGGTAAGGTCCCGCGAACCGGACAGGTCCAGGCCGCCATAACACTCTTCGCCGGTCAGCTCGTCAGGGTCGAAGTCCTGTTCGCAGTTCATCCAGGTGTCACTGTCAATCCACGGATCGGCAGATTCCACCCACTGGCAAAAATTCAGGCGGCGGACGATGCTCTCTTTCGATGGCATGCCGCGTGCCTGCGTCACCTGCTCGCGAAGATACTTTTCGGTGAATGTGTGTCCCAGCGAAGGGTTGGCCTTTTTCCAGCACGTTTCGTCTTTAAACGGGTCGTCCCCTTCATCCAGTGAACAGATGAAGCTGAAAAAGCTGTCATCCTCCAGATCGCCAGCGGATACCTTGCGGCCATACTCGTGATACTCAAAACAGACGCTGGTTTTATCATGGCCGCTGTTGGTGATCAGGAACATCAATGCCTGGCGGCGGCCCTTGGTACCGGCACGCATCATCTCAACGACGGCGTTTGTTTTGTGCTCATGCACTTCATCAATCAGCGCGCCGTGAGGACGCGGGCCAGACTGACCATCATCAGAGCTGATCGGTTTAAAGAAAGAGCCGGTCTGCAGGAAAGCCAGGTTCCAGACATTCAGTCCAGTGCCTGACTTAGTAATACGCTGTGCCAGTGCGGGAGACTGATCAACCATTGTCACGGCATCGCGGAAGAGGATCATCGCCTGGTCTTTTTTGGTGGCAGCCGCATAAACCTCAGCGCGAGGCTCTTTATCAGCCATCAGAAGATAGAGACCGACGCCGCCCGCCAGGGGCGATTTACCCGAACCCTTACCGGATTCGATATAGCTCATGCGGAAGCGGCGTGTACCGTCTGCAGCCTTCCAGCCAAACAACGAGCCGACAATAAAGCACTGCCACGGCAGCAGGATAAAAGGCTGGCCCTCATGCTCCCCGCCGTTCAGCTTCAGCACCTTCGCAAAGAAGTCCACAACGCGGGTTACTGCATCCACATCCCAGAACAGACCTCGCTCTGGGCCTTGATCTAAATCCCGGAGGTGACGTGCACACGCCGCACGGATATCAGGCCCGGCAAGCTCTGCACCGCTAGTCACATCCAGAGCGTACTGCGTTGCCGGATCAACCGAAGAACTGGTTGAGCGGGTCTTCGTCTTTTTCTCCACCATCTGCATTCACCTTTGACCGGGCAGCCGGTGTAAGGCCGAATTCCACCAGGTAACTTTTGAAACGACGATCGGCATCCGCCAGCATGGCGACAGCCGGATTCGCTTTAATTAAAAAATCACCCATCTGGGTTTTAGTCGTATAGGTGCGCCCTTCGATATCGACTATCTGGCGAAGCTGCAAGATTTCAGCATATAAATCGCAGAGCCGTTCGAGCGCAAAAGTATCCGCAACCGTAAGCACGCCCATTCCGTCAAGAAGCACGGTAAGCCTGCCCCAGGCTGTTTTACCCCAGTCGGTCAGATGTGATGGAGGGCTTGGGATTTCACGGGCAGGCTTTGGCTCATTTTTATTAATCGCACGCTTGCCCGGATTGCCGGTAACAACTTTCAGATGGGTAGGTTTTGGTCGTCTGCCGGCCATGAAAACCTCCCAGAAAAAAACTTTTCATTTCGCGGTTGTGCATAAAAAGGGGGGCGGGCGGTCAGGAAGTCGTTAATCCCTAAACTCTGTCCCCACCCTCCCCGATGGTGATGATAATCACTCTCATTTGGTGTAACCCCTCACATTAGACGTAAACGATATTCATTCTCATTTTCGCCAGTGGGATGACGGGTCGAGGGGCAGGCCATCCTCATCACAACCGATGACGTGACCGCGCTTCTCTTCACGCTGCTTGGTCGAGTCGTGATGCTGCTTGCAGAGTGTCTGCCAGTTGACTTTGTCCCAGAAGAGTTTCTGAGCCTTTGCTATGTCCTCCTGTTTGCCGCCGTTGATAGCTTCCTTCAGCCTGTGCGGCTTGATATGGTCAACGACCGCAGCAGCCACCGCTCTGCCCTGCCGGTGGCACATAACGCAGAGAGGGTGTGACTTCAGGAATGACAGTCTGGCCTTGTCCCAACGGCTGTTATAGATGCGTGGCTCGGACATATTCACTCCAATAAAAAACCGCCCGTAGGCGGCTTAATTAAAATTTATATGCTTTCCGATGCTTTTTGCAGACATCAATCACTGTGGCTATCGATTTTCCAGGGTAAGCGTCTCTTCTTACCTCCATTTGGAAGCTACGATTTTTTGGTGGCATCAAATGATCGATTTCAACGTTATCGAGCTTTGCCCACACAGGAATGCTGACTCCTTCATGGTCAATTCTCGATTCAATGAATGCCATTGCAAAAACCAATTCGCCAGTTTCGTCCTCAATGATTTCGTACCTGAAAAAATTGTCATCGTCGTTGTTGATATAGATAGTTTTAGCTACTGTGTAGCACGTCATCATAACCTCCATTTCATAAAGTGAGGTTACACACTACCCCTAGGATTAATCCTAGTGAAGCAAAATTTATGATTCTATTTTTACAGTGTTTTCGAGTTAAGCTGGCCATTACCCTCCGTCCGCTACCGATCCTCTATTGAAGGGCTTGTCCTTGAAGGACTCTTCAGGAAAAGTAACCAGAGCATGTGCTTCAATGTTCTTTCGCGCGATTTCTGATATTTCGTACGGTGAAAGCTTATAGGTGATAAATTTGTCAGCCTGAAGATTGTCATCTCTTCCGAGCAGATGTTTTCTAACTCGGCTAAAAAACTCGCGTTGACTCACTGCCTCATCGCTATGAGATAAAACTTTTGAAAGTTCATTAGCAAGCTCAACAGGTAACCACAAAAAGGCTTCATTGGTAAGTTGACGCAATTTCTTCATATCTTGAGGATTGCTCACCCACTCAGCCATTAACTCCGCTATAAGTGATGACTTCATACGTATTTCATGTTGACGCTTATCTTGTTCGTTAATTTTAACGTTCGCATTTTTGATTTCTTCAAGCATTACATCATATTCATGCTTTACCGCGGACTGAACCGTTTTTTTAAGCCATGTTTTTCCTACAAAAAAAATCAAAACTATAATCACAAGCGTAATAGCATTAGTCAGAACCAATATGGCTTCCATTTTGTTCCCCCCACACAATTCGTGGAGTCATTATTTCATGAATCCTTCAGTTAGAGCACTGTTCTTTGATGTAATGCTGTAAGCCAGCGATCATTTTCCCGCTGGTTTCGATTCTCCTTCTTAGGGTGAAATAATCCCGTTGAGCGGAGTCAGTAAGTCGGGGGCTGGCTGCATCATCCATGCTGGCGGTGCCGGAGGTGGATTGCTTCGGGCAGTTGGCGTTGAGCTGCAGCCGCTTACGGCCAGCAACAACATCAGACTGAAGCTGATCGATAGTGGCTTTAGCATCCGCTAACTCCTGTGTGAATTTGGCATCCAGTACGGCCACACTTTTCTGGCGGCGCTGCATGTCAGCAATAATTTCTTGTCGGCTGTCTGCAAGGTTCTGGGCTGTTTCTGCCAGCCCCTTCTGCTTATCGGCTGATGCCTTATAGCTGTTGGCTGACATCGCAAAGCCCATGCACAGGAACATTAACCCAGCCACCAGAACAGCGCGCCAGTTATCTACCAGCCACTCCCCGGCGAACGCCATCATACGAGTACCGATTTAGCCAGGTTATAACGCTTAGTCCGGTCTTCAATACCGTTTTGCCCACCGTTGATGACCTGAGTGCATTTGATAATCGCACCAGCCCACTGAAGGCAACCTTTCGACACGAAGAACCATGCCGCCGATCGGGCTGCGTTCTGGTCCTGCTCTATCAACTCCGGGTTACTCACCAAATCCAGCTTGATGCCGTTACCCGTGGCGCGGTAGTTATCCAAGAACGTTGTCTGGATAAGCCCACCACCGCGATACTTCCATCCATCGCCGGGCTGGTTGTTGCCGAAGCGTTTCTGGTAAACCAGATTGGCAATCGCCCGCTGCCGTTCTAATGGCAGAGCATTCTCGCCGGGCTTACGTCCAAGCATCAGGGCCTGGTCTTTAGTAAGCCTTGCCGGCACGAACGTGGCGATCAGCGACTGAACGCTGTAGTTGAAGTTCTCGCGAGCGGCAGTGAACCCATTTGATTCATGCCCCAACTGCGCGATGAACATTGCTTTTTCCAGCGGACTGTTAATGCCAAACTCGGTCATTGCCGCGTCAATATGTGGATACCAGCGCGCAGCTAATCCGGCGCTGATGCCAGCCGCCCGTTGAAATTGGTTTAGGTTCATTGTGGTCTCAATACGTGAAGTAGCTGAGCCACATTCCCCCGTGACCGGAAGACGGCAGCGCAGATGATGAGGTTAATAGCCACGGCGGCCCAGTGGGGCGAACCGTAACAATGGAAGAAGAACCGGAAAGGCACCGTCGCATATGACAGGACCAGCAGATATGCCAGCCAGGATGCCCACCAGTTATGTTTTGCTCCCGGCTTACGGAATGCCATTAACCGGACAACAATCGCAGTGCACGTAATTACGTTTGCGATCAGTAGCGGATCACTTATTGCCATTCGTTCCCCCTCTCCATCGCTGTAGCCAGGTGGTGGGGTCTTGCTCAAGGAAGAAGGTTAATGTCTTGATGGCCACAGCTGAAATGATTACAGCCCCCAGAGAATCAAGAGGCTTATCACTGTAGCCCGACCATAACGACAACTTTGAACCAACTAACCCAGCACCGTAGATGCCAACGAAGTATGAAACGAGAAAATAGGCTGCACGCCGTATCAGAGTCAGGTCAGAAGCAGTAGCAACGTAGAAAACTGCACCGGCGAACGCCCCGAATACGACACCATAATCAGTGCCAGTAAACAGACCAAAGATGCTCGCCCCCGTTAACCCGGCCGCTGTAACAACTACTCCTCCCGATAGCGGATCGGACATTTCGCCCCCTTATGCTGTAGCGTCCTCTCAACATTTGAGCGGCATTAAATGGAATTCTATTATTAAATTTTATTAATCGATATATAGTGAGATTGCCGTTCTAACTGTGTATCCAAAACTGATTATGCAAAGGAGATTTCAACTATGTTAAAAGCTAATGAAGAAGCTTTCATTATCAAAAAAGATGGTACAGAGATAGGTCCTTACAAGGCGAAGTTTGCGGGAACTACAGTAGTCATTAACGATCCCTCAGCGAATGTTGAGGATGGAGACAAGGTGTTCCGCCTTCTACCCAATGGTAATAGAGAAATAAAACACATTGACACTTGTAGCTTCTTCAACACACAAATTGGTACCTTTGGCCCACACTTTCAACTCAAAGTGAGAGCTCTACCATCAGAAAGTACCAAATCAAGTACTACACAACATATTTCGATTACAGGTGGTAATGTTCAGATCGGCAATCATAATCGAATGGAATTTCATAACAGCATCCACACAGTTATTGAAATGATCGAAAATTCAGAAAGTAGTGAAGATGAAAAGCAGCAAGCCAAGAGCCTACTCAAGGGTTTTTTGGAGCACCCTCTTGTGATAAGCATTGCTGGCGCAGCAATTAGCTCGCTTATTTAAATATAAAACCCCGAATCGGCGGGGTTTTATCTATTAAGCTGCTGTCGTTGTGACCACTCTTAACATACTAACAAGCTAATTTCGTAACGAACATCACTAAGTTTTATTTTTTGGAATTATTCCCTGTGTCCAGTTGTCCATTTCCAGCTCAGTGCCTGTCATGATTATGCACGCATCAATAAATGTTTCCGCAATCATCAGCTGCTGCCTGATTTTACCTTCAGAACATTTATTCCATCGGGCAATGGTGGATTTTGACACGTCGTACATGTAGTGGAGCAATACTAAATCCAACTCATCATTGCGTTTTGCTTTCCTGAGCATCCCTACGGCAGTGTCGATAATCATGCCGTCATTATCACTACAGGAAAGCCGTGTTTTACGTACGTCCGGCAGTAGGCTCTTAAACATTGCACTTGTGGGTGACCAGCCAACCTGAGAGCCTTCTTTCCCTGCCCAGCCACCCCAACGTTCAAGCACCAATTGAATATCACGCATCTTTGTCTCCGCTATTTTTTGCCCGTGGCAATCACGCCCAGTGACAGGGCTCTGTCGAGCGTTCGCAGAAGCATTTCTGGCTGAGTGCCGTACTTCGCTTCAAACGACCGCATGTCCGCATGAAGTTCATCGTGATGCGCTCTGCATAGCGGTATCACGAATAAGTCATGCGCTTTGATTCCCGTTCCACCCTGGCCGTAACCAATCAGGTGATGTGGATCATCAGCCGGCTTGCCACAACAAAGACAAGGCTGAGCTTTTGCCCACCGGGTATACTTTTCATTGGTCCAGCGACGACGCTTGGGCCTCAACAGGAATGTTTCTGGTGTCTCCGGATCAATGGCCATCTCCAGTACCTGCTTAGCCTGTTCCTCTAGGATGCTGGTTGCCGTTCTTGAAGGAGCAATCTCTGACTCCCGCATCACGCCAGTTGCTATCTTTTCTGCACGCATTTTCAAAACACGACGTGCTGCCGGCTCAGGCATCAAATCGATAACGTTTTTGGTAGCAGCCCACCAGCAGAGTTCTGGCAGCGTCAACTGATGCCCCTCTGGCAGATGAAAAGCCACCAGCGCTGACTGGATAACCCACTTAGCGGCGTTGACCTGAGATATAGCCAGGAGCTTTGGAAGCGAGGCCATCTCACGCAGTTCATTATCGTGATGCCAGCACAACCTTACCGCGCCCTCTTCCGTTCTCAAGATGGCGTGATCTGTGGAGTGCCAGTCTCCGTGCCACTGACAGCCGTTAGTCTCTCTGAGATGATTCTCCAGCGCATCAATCCCGCCGGCGGAATTTATCACCCTCTGATGTGTGAAGAACGACAATATAGCCGGATCGTCCAGTAGCGGCTGGCCTACATCAGCAACGGCACCGGACGCATGGCTCTGCAAGTATTCTGGTTCGCTGCTGATAAGGATTCGCCGCTGGTGAAACAAAGGCATCAGCTCCCGGCCTGGCTTCAACAACACCACGCCGAGATCGGACTGTACGCAGGGCTTGAGTAAAGCTCGCATCAATACCCCTTATGCAGCGCTGGAGCTGACCATTAGACGGATAAGTTCTTGTGCCTTCGTATTATAGAAGTGAGGCTGCGTCTCTCTTGGATTGTTGGGGCTGGTGATGTTCTTTCCGAACGCCAGCCCTTTACTGGTAATGGACCAGAACAGCTTCACTCCATCGCATGCGCGTGATGAATTGCTTGGCCGCGACATGCGCTCAACAATCCCAATCTCTTTTAAGCGTTGGAATGCATCAGCTGTGGGCAATTTGATGCCATGTTTCATCAGCAGTGTTGTCAGAGCCATGGTCGGACGACTCGATCCGTCTACTGAATCGGATGGTGCGTCGATAGCGTATGAGGGCATCATGTTCGGCAGGCCAGCGAATTCCTGAAGCTTTTGATATGCGCCCAGCTTTGAAGAGTTTGAGAAGTTCAGCATACGTGATGCAGACTCAAGGAGAATTACACCTGCCTGCACCTGGTCAGAACGCTGGCTAATTTGTTGCCCGGTCACCACTGCGTCGAAGGTTCGGATGACCTTCAGATTGAATACCGCGCTGATCCACATGGCATACGCATACACCAGCTCTTTGCTGACGTAGGTTCCCTGATTGGGTCCACCACGAATCGACTCCACTGACCCGATGCTCAAATCTGAGCAACGGTCGATTTCTGCACAAAGTATCTTGATGTTCTCCTGACGGAAGAAGTTCGCCGGCTTATGCCGATCCTCTCCACCAGCAGCACGATGTAAATCATTCAGGCAATAGCGCCCTGAGTTATCCTGGCGTACAGAAACGCCATCAATTACGAGTAACTGATTCATACTTGTCTCCGCTTATTGTGGTTACGCTCGCCTGCATGCAAAACGTAACGAAGTGACTGTATAAATATACATCCCTGCCCTTATTCGGACAACGTGACATCGTTGTTTTTACGATGAAATTCATTGATCGTCACCTCCGCCTTACCGTGACATGTCACATCACCCCATTCCACTATCATCCGCTTAATCTGGCTGTCATCAGACCACACTCCGGCATGAGTCAGGCTATCGAATAAGGCTTTCTGGAAATTGTCTAAATCACGCTTAGCGCGGCTCGGTGGGTACAGGATGACGTGGATATCAATTTCATGGGTGATAGGCTTTGGGCGGCGTTTAAGCTGCTCCCACACAGAGGCGATCGCATTAACACGGTACTTGCGCCCTCTTGCGCTGATTAACGCCCCCTTCCCTGGGGAGCGCCAATAACCGTTTATGCTTGGTGGAAATGGCAGGATTAGTTTCACAGATACTCCTTAACCACTAATCCAGCATTGGTCTTGCCTGCTTCCTTAAGCTTTTTACGAGCAACAAAATCGTCACAGGCGACCATATCTTTCAACGAAGCGCTGATCGGGTAAAAGCGACCAATTAATAACGCCAGCCAAAACGGTTTCCGCTCCTGAACTATCAATCCACCTCGCCCATCCATCACAACACGGTATTTCGGTTTGGGCTTCTTAGGCTGGTATCCATAACTCATGCCACCCTCCCCGGTACCAGCTGGATGCTGTTCTCACACTCATTGCCCCATATATCCCATCCCTCTGACGGGCGGCGGGCGAACAGTTCAATACGAGGCACATCGCCATAAAGCTCTTCAAGCCTGAACCTGGCCTCTGCCGGTTTGGTACTGTGCTCACCCTGGCATGAGTAGATCACCTGCTTTACCGCTCGGCTGCTTCGCTCCAGCCCCACTCCCCTGACTGCCACCAGCGCTGACTCCTGATTACCCCGCGTGTAATTTCCGGGATTCATCCGGGTCTCAGCATTTAGCATGTCCAGAAGCTCGGTGAAGTCGAAGAGAGTCTGCTCGGTGATCGCCTTATTGAAACGCTGCTCAGCCAGGGGGTTAAACTTCACCCATGTGAAGCAGAACATCTGCCGGACATCGAACCCCCACGCCTCTGCCAGTTCACGCGCCTCTTCAACGTGTGTCCCGGTGTACCACATCACCAGAACAGAGTTATCTTCAGCAAGCTCCCACACGGGGAGCCTCTTCAGTTCTGTCAGGTTCATGGTGTTGTAATGGCCATCGGCGGCACCGCGGCTAACGGTGTTGCCATACTGCCAGGGTGGATCAGCGTAGATAAGCCCGTATTTCATTGAGCCGCCCCCGCCAGTTCGCCAATCGCCTGCTTTACCGCTGCCCGTAACGTGCGGATATTCGTCCAGCTGGCGCTCAGGGTGCAGTTCAGTAACTTCAGGAATTCAGAGGCTGATTTAACGTCGCTCTGATTCTCCCGGTACACGGTGCTAAAGCGCTGGAACATCTGTTCCTGAACGGCTTCATCCTGATAGTTCTGATTCACCCACTCGCGCAGTTCGCTTGTGTCGCCGTAGTTGTTGATGTAACTGACAGCCTTGCGGATCGTCTCCTGTGGAATCACCACCGCCTCTGGATTCTCAACAGAGTCAGCTGCCCATGTGTGCGCATACTTCGACTGGCTAAAGGTGAAGGCTTCCATATCGCCGAACGCGGCCGCTGCGCATGCCCAGGTGGACACTCCACTCTGAGAGATGATTTCTGCTTTGGTCAGCGGCAATGGGTTTTCAGTCACGGTGTCATCAGTACCGGCTTCAGGTGCATCACCCTTAACCCCTTTGCGGTACTCAGTCAGGATGGCGGTGATTTCATCCATCAGTTCTTCACGCACCACCAGCGACTTGCAGCCACCTGACATCATCCCTACTTCGGCATCCACCAGCAGTTCGGCCAGGCGGCGGGCTTTAATGGCGCTGAACTGTGGCATAGCGGCGGCTTTGGTCAGTTTCTTCTTGCCGGCAGCTTTAGCCTTCGCCAACTCCTGCGTTGCAACACTGCCCGCTTTGGTACCGAATTCACGGGACATCGACACTGCTGTGGTTGCGGCCACTTCTCCGGCACGAACCATACCGATCAGCTCGTCACCGCAATCCAGTAACTGAAGATGATGCTCAACGTCAGCTACCGAACGTTTTACTTTTTTAGCAATCTCCGCTTCAGTCCAGCCCTGGTTCATCAGACGCTGGTAAGCAGCGGCTCGTTCCAGCGGCAAGAGCGCACGCCCCTGAGAACTGGTGACCATCAGCGCAATGCGATCAGCCTCTGACCCTTTAGCGTCTTTGCATTCCAGGCGGGCGACTTCATGGCCAGCTTCAATCGCCATCAACGCGCCGTAGTAGCGATGGTGACCATCAATGATTTTCAGACCCTGCTCGGTGACCTGGACAATCAGTGCCGGGACTTCTTCGCCCTGAATGAACGCATCACGGAATTCTTCAACGTGCTGCTGATCAATCTCACGAACGTTGTAGCCAGGCTCGACGTAAAACTCTTTCAGCCCTGCGAAATAGGTTTTGCGTGGGACGATATCGGTTTCTGAATCGTCGCGGTTCTTGTGTACTACTGAAAGTGAAGTCATTTGCTTACTATCTCCATAACCAGAGCCAAAAAGAGCAGAGCAATCAATACGCTTGCGATGCGAATGCTGTGATAAAAAATCTCATGCCGGTTGAGGTGCGCCCGTAGTCTGCTTTTCATCAGTCCCTCCACAGATCAATGGCCGGAACGGACACAGAATTAACGCTGGAGACATCACTCAGAATGCCAACGCAGCCATGACTTATGCAGTACTCCCGGCGTGTTGCAGCCTTGTCGCGGGCCTCTTCGTTGATGGTTGAATCCATCGCCTGAAGCCATTCACGGGCGGCACGTCGCCATAAACCACGTTTCTCCAGTTCAACAGCCTTCGCACGGTGCGTTTCATACTTAGGTCCGAGGCATGCCCGATCGGATTCCAGCGGTAAGCGGTAGAAAAACGGATGTGCCTTACGCGCATAGCGGGTCACAACTTCTTGCGTGTAAAGCTCGGTCATAAGCGGCTGGATCATACGCTTTGGTATTCCGGCACCGTTGGCGATCTGCGTTGACGTGCAGCCAGGATTTTTTCGGACAAACTCGACAGCCAGTTCACGAATATTCATGCTGCGTTACTCCCCGATGTGCGCTGTGCGCAGTCTCTCCAGATGCTGTTCCAGCGGCTCACTGCGAAACTGGCATTCATCGAACGAACGTTTGCCCTGCTGGCTTCAGCCTTGACCATTTCTTCCAGCTGGCTTGGGTTTCTGAGAGGTTTTCCGCTGCCAATGAAGCGACGGTAGGCTGCGTCACGTTCGGTGTGATCTTCACGCTTGTTGCCGATGGTTTCGCCGTTCTCCCTGACCCACTCCCCGTTCACGCACTTTGGTCGGCCTGCTTTAAGCCAGCCGTTAGCGCCGCTGAGGTACCCCTGAAACTTCGTTGGCTGGAACATCGTCGTGGGGCGAAGATATTCAGCCATCTTCAGGTCATTGGCCCACTTGGCATTCAGGTAATCGGTCGTCAGGATCAGCTCGTCAGTGGTAAACCCTTCACCCAGCCGGGCCCGGATGTTCTCCATCGAAGACTTGCTTACCTGGTATCGCTGTCCGGTAACCCGGTTGAGGTGGGTTAATACCTGCTTAGCCATGTCAGTCAAAACCACTTCAGGGTCGGTCTGCGCAGCAGGCTGACAAGAAGTCTTTTTATCTGATGGTTCTTGTTTTGAATTTACTAACGGATCGCCCCCAGATTTCAGAGGGTCAAAACCGTTTTCACGCTGGGATTTCGACGGGTCAGATTTTGATGCCTCAAATTTTGATGCGTCAGATTCTGAGGTGTCAGATTCTGGCGGGTGAACTTTAGAGGCAGCAGCACGCAGTTTTGCAACGTTCAGCTCATAAATATTCGACGCATTCCGGTTGCCCTGGCGACGTTGACGGCGGCTTAACCACCCATCCTTCACCAGTTTGCCGATCGCATTACGCACCGTGCTTTCACCAGCGCCAATCTGACGCGCAATCGTTGCCACGCTTGGCCAGCACACACCTTCGTCATTACACCAGTCAGCCAGTCGAGCCATGATCACCACCTCCGACAACTTCATGCCAGACAAAGCGCAGCCGTCCCAAACGTATGCGGATAACTTAACGCTCATATAACCCTCGTGAATTTCTTGATGAAGAGTTCCAGAGGCTGCATGCACTCATACGGATACCCTTCACGGAGGTAGATGACTTGCTGGTTGATTCGGTCCCAGCGGATAACAGTGACCAGAACGCCGCGATTGTCCCGGTATTTCCTTTTGAGGTTTTGGCTGTCTTCATCCACGCAGCCCTCCATCTGATGCCAGTTCGTTGACCTGCTGCCAAACCTTCATGATTTCTACCCGTGACTCTTCAGCCTGGTAGTTGCTGTTCACCGCTTCGCCAGTTAATCTGGACTCATAGCAATACGGCACCGGTGATTTACCACCCGGCAATGGCTTACAACGCATTTGCGGTATGCCAGCTTTTTTAAGTAAACTGTTCATGTGCTTGTGTCTCCGCTAAAAGTGACTTAAGTGCGACGATGCCCGGGAGCTGCAATCTCCTGGGCATCAACTTTTCTGCCCACCATCAAATCTGCTGCATCGGCCTGCATACCGTGCAACGCTGCCCAGGTCAGTACACCCTGCATGGTGTAGCGAATGGACTTCATAACGCTCTGTGTGACTGACTTCAGTTCGTGATACTCAACCACCCCATCCTCTTCAGCATCCAGCTTGCCCTGTGCTGCTAAACCTCTGGCAGCGTCTGCGCGCATCTGCAAAGTAAACAGGTCCACGTTATCCACCAGCTCAGGATTCGGGTTATCAACCACCAGCATCCCAAACTGAGCAGCAAAGTAGTCAGCCAGGAACGGATGGCCTACCACGTGCTGCATGAACGCCAGCTGGTCCATATCGAAGAACCGGGTGCCGTTTTTCATGTGCAGGCGGTTGTTAAACTCGCCATATTTCAATCCCATGAATTCAGCAATCTCTCTGTTCGTGCCTTCGTACTGCTTACATGCCTGAATCACAATCTGCTGTAATTCCACCATTTGCCTTTACCTTTGGTAGTTATCAGGCTTTCGCCGATCGGTTATGGTTTGTCTCATAGAGCGTTGGCTCATAACGCAAAGCTCCTTTAGTAATACGTTCGAGACGCATCGCCTGTTTTTCAGGGATTACACTGCCCCAGCGAGAAATTGCTGGGTGTTTAATACCTAAAGCATCGGCGGTTTTCACAACGCCACCGAAATGCTGAATGACAAGGTTTTTGTACATTTATGTCTCCTCTTTTGGAATTAGATGAAGGTAACAAAAGTTACCAAATTACGCAAACATCTTTCACATCGGATTCGCGTAACATTGGTTACATGAAAACCGAGATGAATGATCGAATTAGACAGAGACGTACCCAACTGGACTACACACAGCAACAGTTGGCTAAGCTACTTGGAGTTAGCCGGGTATCTGTAACCAAATGGGAGAATGGAACGGTTAGACCGGCAGGTGAAAACCTTCATCAGCTGGCGAAAACTCTTACCTGCTCTCCAGAATGGTTGCTCTATGGAACGGGTGATCACGTCAAGGATGATACAAGGCTAAAACCAATCTCTCCGCCGATGATATCGGTGCCTGTCATATCTTCCGTTCAGGCAGGTGGCTGGACTGATTCGTATGCAGCAGCTCGGCTGAGTGATGTAATTAGATGGTGCTCTACTACTGTGAAGGTTTCTGAAGATGCATTTGCCCTGGACGTCAGAGGCGAATCTATGACTAATCCAAATGGGTATCCAAGCATCCCAGAAGGTTCTACTGTCATAGTGGAGCCGAACTATGGTTCGTTTGATGATCTGAACGGTAAAATTGTTGTGGCCGTTATTGATGGCAGTTCTGATGCCACCGTGAAAAAAATGGTGGTTGATGGCCCTTACCGATATCTGATGCCCCTTAATCCAATTTTTAAACCGATCCAGTGTGACAATACCTGTCGCATTCTTGGCAAAGTCGTTCAGGTAGTCCAAGAGCTTTAACCCTCCAAACCCGTACCCACGGGTTTATTTTCGCTTCCACAGGTAACTCTTGTTACCAAATCCATTGACAACAACTGTAACTTTAATTACCTTTAGCTTTACCAGATGGCTAACAGGTGTTACCAGGCCATCTCCATAGGTTCAAATGCTGTGTGTAGTCTTGGCGGGTATCCGGTTACCTGCTCACCAGGGAATTTATAACCCGGTTTACCCGCACTTTTTTCACATCAGGCAAGGGCATTTGCAAGGCGGGTCTTTGTTGAACGCTTTGAGACGCTAAGCGAACGCCCTTGCCGATGTGGGATATCCGGTGATAGTCAGGTCGATCCACCTGATGCAGGTTCAACTCCTGATACCACCTCATTCAGCGGAGACAGGCTGTGGATTAATGCAGTGATCCACCAGCCAATTAAATACACCAAGGCCTTCTGAATTATTGCCAATCTGGCAAGGGATTCGTGCAGCCTAAATTTGATAGGTACACACATGGTAGAAGTAGCAGAATTAACAACGTCAGAGCTGGTTACCGAAGCTTTCGGTAAAGCAAAAGAGCTGGATAAATCCTTCCCGGATATCTCCTGCTTGCTGCGTGCTCTGGCAGTTCGCCTCGATATTCGTCAGGCACTCATTAAAGCCTCCCCGGTTTCACAGGTAGAGCGCTACCAGCCTGACTACATGATGAATATGAACCATATGATGGCCTATATGCGGTCATGTCCTAATGGGCAGTATGTGAAGTTTGACTTGCTGTCCACCTACATCGAGCAGAACGCCCACTTGAAGATGGTCCAGACCACCCTCGCGATAGCGCTTGATCTGCCTGGCGAAAAGTCTTTTGCCAGTGAAGTGATCAACCGAGTACTGAACGGCCCCACTGCGGGCATGGAGGGGTTCCCATGCAAACGCCTACCGATGCCATCACAGTTGGATTCATAACCTTCAGCTACTGCCACCAGCAAGCTGGCTGGTTGTGTGCCGAGTATGGGCTGGTCTCAAACCCTATCAAAGCCCAAAACCTCGCTGAAAAGCTGAATCAGCATCTTCATGCTCAGTATGGGAGCCAAATTTATGTCCACTAAAGCACCGCGTCATGTCAGGCGTCTTCAAATGGGATGCTGCATACCTGTGAAGCTTCACAATCGCGGGTATATGCACCTCATCAAATTCAATATGGGTGATTACTACGGCACGCTCAGCCTGTTAGCTCATGCAACCTTCATGAAATCTGGCGGTGCCAAATGATCCAGCGCCCATACGATAAAACTAAACCTTTGAGTGAGCAGCCTTGGCTGTTCAGTTCTGGCAAGAAATGTACGGGAGCTATCAAATGATCCAGCCAATTGAAGTTCAGCGCGATAGTTACGGTTACTGGACGCATCCGGATTACCTGGCTTTTTGTGATGGCCGTGAATACATACCAAATGAAGAATTCAAAGGCTGGATGGAATCTCAGGGGTTGGAATGGTCGGTCGAATATCGTGATGAGGAAATGTCCGATCCTGATGTAGATGGCGCAGACCTTTCTAACTGGAATCCAGAATCGCCTGCAGGTGATGGATGGTTCGTTGGTTCTATTCATGACTCGGATGATGGTGCTGTTTGTATCTGGCTCCGCGCTACTTGTATATGCCTCAATTCGGTTGATGTCATGAACAAATATTATGTATCAGGATGCCGGGATGACGGCGAAGCCACAGTGACTTGCGAAGACAGCGAAGCAACCTTTTGGACTCTGTATGCGCGGGACGAAAAGGGACTGAGCCAGGGCATCATTGATCTAGCTTTTCGTGAAGACGCTGAAGCAGCATTGGCGGTTTACATTGAGCATGACGCGCTGCAAGAGCAGGTACAGAAGCTGGCTGCGGAGAATGCGGGCATGAAGTCAGGCCCACAAGGATTCTTTGCCTATGGTACAGAGTGCGGTTACGAAGAATTTGACACTTCGGATCAAGCTATTGCATTTGCTGAAGGAGAGATAGACCACTATCGAGGTGAAGCCTGTGATGGTTGGTCAGATGAAGTTGGCGGCGTGGTGTGGGGAATTGTCATGCAGCGTGCAACACAGACCGGACTTCGACCAGTAGATGAAGGTGACAATATATCAGGTGACTTCAAAGAATGGTGCGACTACACACTTCTTCCAAAAACTGAAACCCCAGCCACTGACGCAGTTACCCGCGAAATTCAGGCGGCGGGCTTCCCCCTGGAGGGCGAGTGATGGAAAAGTCAATCGAGTGTTGGTCTTGTTCTAAGAATGTCGCCATCAGCCGTGTACGTGAGTGTGATGGCTATTGCCCTGAGTGTGATGCTCCAATTGATTTTGACAAGGATGAAAGTGATGACTAATCCAATCACAACCCTCAGCCGTCAAGACCTGATTGACAGCTTAGAGAATGGAATCGGACTTAGTTTCGCAGAAGAGCGTGAAGCTTGCCGTGCCCTGCTGGCGGTGATGGATGCCAATCTTGCTCCCGTTTGGGGTCAGGCGAGGTTTAAAGGTGGCAACTGGACATCATGCTCCGCAGAGCACGCCGCGATGGTTATGGCAAACCCAGAAGAATGGGGCGACTATGAGTGTCGTTATCTCTACACCACCCCGCCAGCCCCCAGCGCGCCGGATGGCTGGAAGCTGGTACCGGTTGAGCCAACTGAAAAGATGGTCATTAACGGCTTTGAATCTCGACCTGGTCAAGAATTTAGTGAACCAACAGTATGGGAGAAATACAGTCAAATGAGCGGTTGCCAGCAGGCAGCGTATAAAGCGCAACTTTGCTGGGCGGCAATGCTAGCAGCAGCCCCGGCGCCGGGAGGAGAGTGATGCCTTTGCCATTACAGAACCGGATCATCGATCTCTTCGATCAGGTCAGCGGTCTGGTTCTTGACGTTACCGACCGTTTTAGCCACAGGATGCCAGGTGAATTTATCAGCCGGCACGGACTCATCCTTGGCTATCTCACTGGCTCGTTCACTGCTGGTTTCAGGGTCGAGCCATTCCATGATGGATTTAGGCTCAATAACCAGCGGCCTGCGGTCGTGGATGTCCACCAGCCCTTTATCGCTTTCGGCTGTGACAATGACAAAGCCTTCGTTGTCGTTCTCCTTGTCGTATGGCGCTTTACCAATGGCGGCGAAGAAGATGGGTTTGCCGGAATCATGGTAGATGAAGTATGGCTGTTTCTTGCTGCCGTCACGCTTCCATTCGTACCAGCCATCGGCCATCACGACCGCGCGGCCATGGTTCCACAACGGCTTGAACATCCGGCCTGTTGCGGCCTTTTCAACTCTGGCGTTAATGAGTGGGGCTTTATCCCACCATTCGGGCCCGTATCCCCAGTGAACTGGATCAAGATGCAACTTGTCATCGCGCTGGTTGAGAAGCAAAACGCGCGTGCCGGGAGCGACGTTATACCTGCCGATCGGCTCATGGTCATGGGCAATCTGCCGCTCTACCTCGTCGGCAAACTCCTTCAGATATTCTTCGCGTGTTCTGTACTGAGTGAAGCGTCCGCACATAGTCATACCCCCTCATTTGAGCTTAGCAGCTCAAAGGGAGTCGCATATGAGTAAGTCGGCTGCAGAACGTAAAGCAGCACAGCGACAACGCCAGGCAGAGGAAGGATTAGGGAAGCTGGAGCTGACTCTGGATCAGCAAGAGCTGGAGATGCTCCGACAGAACTGCGCGACACGTCGCCCTTTCAGGGAGCCTTACGATATGAATGAGTATATCGCGCTGCTCATTCGCAAAGACAATGCAGAGCTTGAGAGCATTCTGGCTGAGCTTAAGCAGAAGCGTTGCGGTAAGTGCGGGGATGCGCTGCCGGGTGATCCAGAGGGATGTTATTTCTACAAGATAGGCGATTCAGCGTGCTGGCAAACTTTTGGCTGGCATGAAACCAAAATAAAGCTGTGACATGTCACAGCACTATCAATCCCGATGCAGCGGGTAAAGCGGAGATGAATATGGAAAATGATGAGATCATGCTGACCGGTGATGTTCTGAGCCGGTACAAAATTTCTCGCAGCACACTCTATTTCTGGAGTACCCCAGAGAGAATGCCTGCTAGTTTCAACTGCCCTTTCCCGCGACCTACAATTGCGGGAAGCCCAAAGCGTTGGCGCAAGTCAGATATTCTCAAGTGGGAGCATGAAGTAAGTTCGCTCAAAGAGGACGCCCAATAACTTTTGATAGGTGCTGATGCCAGATATTTAACCACTCATACTGATCGTTAAGATAGTCGTGTAGGTTGTATCTGGCCATCACACCGGCCATTTGGTGACCCAGTAACTTTTCGATGACATGTGGCGGAGCGCCAAGCTCAGATAATCTGGTTGCAACAGTGCGGCGAAGGTCATGCAAGGTCCAAGGACGCATAAGGGTTTTCTCAACGGCCTGGGTAGCATAGTCAGAAACCTGAGGTTGTGAAGGTGGCTTATCTTCCCTACCTTTGAAATTTACGGGCGTAAGAACATGCTCTGTAACCGACCATTTTTTGTGCTCTTTAAGCAGCGCTATAACCGGTTCAGTTAGAGCACGGCGGATGCTTTTACCAGTTTTATAATCATCGGCCGGTACAGTCCAGGTCTTCTCTGTAAGGTCAAACCAATCCCATTTTGATTTCCTGATCTCGGCTGTTCTGCATCCTGTCAGCAGAAGGAATTTTATCACCAGTTGTTGAGATACCGGCAGCAAGGTTAACCCTTCCCACAGCACTTTTATTTCCTCGTCAGAGAGCTTTCTTTCCTTCATGCCTGGGGTAAGCCCCACATCTGATTTGCGCAGTGACTCAATGGGATTGTGGCTGATTACCTCTCTGTTAGAACAAAACCTGAACGCCCTTTTCATCAGCGATAAAACTTCACCCGTAACAACCATTCTGCCCATCTGATCGAAGACTTTTAGCCAGTGCGCCTTTGTTGTCTGGTTTACGATTGCATTTCCAAGCATCGGCTTAATGTGCTTTTCAAAGCTTTGCCGATTAGCCTTGATTTTGACTATCCCTTCCGGCTTGCAATAATATGTCTCCCAGTACGTATAAGCTTGTTCTACCGTGAGAGCCTCTACCTTAGCCTGGCGCTCAAGCATCGCCTGCTGACGAGGGTCATATCCTTCACTTATCCAGCTGCGAAATTGTTGCCTGCGCTCCCTTGCTTGTGATAGGGATACAGTTGGATACTCTCCAATACTTAACTGTACCGGCCTGCCTTCCCACCGGTATCGATAGAAAAACGTTACGGCACCGGCGGCTGAAAGTCTTACGTTGAGCCCATGAGCATCTGATATGACCTCGACTTTTTCTCTGCGCCGGCCAAGTGACTTTTTGAGTTTGGTGTCAGTTAGCAA